CCCACCCTTTGGGTGGGTCCTGGCTCGAGCCGCGACATAGTGTCGTCCCTTACACACCGAGTAACACTGATGGTAACGAATCGTACTCGTTTGGCCTCTCACGGTACTGCCTATGGCATCATTACTAATGTTGCCCTAGGCGGTGAGAGTGTCGAAGAGTACAGCTTGGGGACATCAAAATGTGAGGATACGATAGGAAACTATCCTAATCCTAACGGTTTGATTATCTCGCACGCATCCTATGTACGGTTGGGAACCGTTACAGGGCGTCCGCCTACCTTTCCTGTCTTCGATCTTAACAATGTTAAGACCGGATCACAGGAGTGGTTTGACCATGCTCCGTTATCGTCAGTGGTAAAACCGAGTGATACTCAAGTGGCCACAGAGGCTATTTCACGGGCTAACCCGAGTCGACCAACGGTCGATTTGCCTGTGGATATCGGGGAGATCTTATTCGATCTTCCTCGATTCTTTGAGCAGCAGCTGAGACCTAGAGCAGAACGCTCGTCGGGCTCAGTTGGCGTAGGCTTTCAATTTGGCCTTGCCCCGCTATTGAACGACCTTCAACGTCTGCTCCAGTTCGGAGCAGATGTGAATAAGAGGTCTCGTCTCCTGAAGGAGGCGTATTCCTCTCGTGGCGTTCACACTCGTGCAAATATCTGGGCTGACAGTGCTCAGGTGGTGGAAGGTCCATTCACCATTTGGTCACTGGAAGGGGCGGATGTGACATGTAATGTGTCACGTACGTCATTCATCGAAGAATGGGGGACGGCCTTATGGCGTCCTGACATTGTCGGTGAACCTCCGTCAGATGAGGAGCTTATCCAAACAGCACGAGAAGTCGTGCATGGTTGGCGGTTATCGCCTTCCACTTTGTGGGAGTTGATGCCGTGGTCCTGGCTGGCTGATTACTTCGGTAATGTCGGATCGTACCTTGGTGCGATTCGAAATTCCGTGGGTATTTCACCAACCAACATCTGCGTCATGGAGCATGCAGTAACTCGGTCAGAGCAGATTATTCTTTCCTGCAATGACTGGCTGTCATGTGTCCCAGGTATCTCCAAGTACGAAACAAAGATGCGTCGTCTTGGAGATCTCGGTGTTGTGGGCTATAGCGTTCCCTTTATGGGTCCACGACAGCTCACTAATCTAATCGACATTGCGAGATCCAGATCCAGAGGATTGGGTTCGTAATGGTCAACTAGACTGGAGTCCATCATGGCATGGAGTACGCCTCTCACGATCACGATCAACAGCATAGCGTATGCGTTGAACCGGATCAATAACGATAACTTCGGCTCTGAATGGGTCTATCGTGATGCCAATCGGCAGATCACGATGAAGATCCGTCACAGTACCGATGCGCCGAATAAGCTTACCGGTCGGATAAATCTGCGACATAATGTGCAGGTCATCCACCGGGTCTTTTCGACGTCCACTACTAAGGAGTTCATTCGCACGTGGAACCATACCATCGTGTGTCCTGACGATGATGATCCGGCGGCTGTGTTGCTGGACGCTCAAGGCATTACTGCCGCGACTGTCACAACGACACATCTTACCGACATGATCGCCGGCCTGAACTAGTTCAGACCGGACTCCTGTAGCCCCCTTCGGGGGGCAGTTACGTTATCGTTATGGGAGTTCTGGGTGTACTTAACCCAGTTCCATGCCTCGTACGTCATTAGATGCTTATCCAACATGGAGTAACACCTATGACTAAGAGGTACGATGATGGTTTTCTTCGGATGTGCGACGGCGTCTTCTTAGACGCCTGTACGCTCGATCCTACTCTCCGTAAGGGATTTGATCGCGACAGAAGTCGACTCGAGTCCCTATTGCAGTCAAATGGGTTACCAGTCTATATGATCTGGCTCCCAGCTCTTGACAAAGCTCTTTGCAGAGCTTTGGACGAGCGCCTCCTTCCTGTTCTATCACTACCCCTCTCGGGTAGTCGGTCGAACAAGTCCAGGATCCCTAAACTATTTCAGGGAATCTGGATGAAGCTGTTTGACGACGACGGATGTTTAAGGCAGGATGTTGACCCGACTTATGTCCTGTTTCTCCGCCAGCTACTTGCTGGTATGGCGAAGCACGACATGAAGGCACCCGAAGCTGCTCTTTATGCAACGACGGAGGCTTTCTTTGAAGTTGAGTCACGACTTCCGCCGACATCCCATATCTGGGATGGCGACGGTAGTGATCTTACTGACAGTGACCTCGGTTCTCTTTTGGACCTTGATCCTGGCTGTAGAGATCTTCTCGGAGAGGTACAAAAACCTTCTCCCCGATCTCTTGTCCTGCTCGATACTTGCCAACGTTTGGCCGATATCGTCGCAACCTCCTTTGGTGAATTCTTTCCAGAGGAAGCAGCGTTTAGACATGGACCTGGTGCTACTGCCGAGTTCCAGCGCGGTGGAGGCTATAAGTATAGCTTTCCCGTCTGGGCTCGACATCTCGAGTGGCGTTTCCCATGGGACGACTTTGGAACTTCCAACGCCGCCCTATTGGGGGACATTTCCCAGTATGCCGTCGAGCCGTCTCGCGACGAGCTTGCTAGCAGACTGATTGCTGTTCCAAAGACGCATAAGGCTCCACGGTTAATAGCCGCGGAACCCGATGCTAATCAATGGTGTCAGCAGGCGATGCTCGACTTCTTTCTTCGAGTTATCGCCAAGGATAAGAAGAGCCTTCATCCTAGCTACTCTCTTGCGATTGATTTTGCAAGACAGGAACTGAGTGGGACTCTCGCCCTCGATGCTTCCCGTGATTGCCACCTAGCAACTGTGGACTTAAAGGAGGCTTCTGATCGCTTGTCCTGCTGGCTTATACAACGCTTCTGGAGACGGAATATTTCCGTCCTCAGTGGCATTGTTGCCTGTAGGACCCGTTACATAAGTAACGATATCGATCAGAAGTTCCCGAATGTCCATAAGTTGCGAAAGTTTGCAACCATGGGGAGTGCACTGACTTTTCCTCTACAGAGCTTGGCTTTCCTCGTTATCTGTATTGCGTCTGGGCTAGTAGCCGAGATGCGTATAGAAAATCGTGGGAGGCCTAACCTCTCCAAGTGGAGAGAGCTCTGCAAGAAGGTCCGAGTGTACGGGGACGATCTAATTGTTCCCGTATCATGGATGCAAGAGCTTGAAGAACTCATGCCCTTGCTAGGACTGCGTATTAACGCCGATAAGACCTTTAAGGGTTCAACCTTTAGAGAGTCTTGCGGTGTTGATGCTTTCATGGGATACGACGTTACTCCTGTGAAGGTGAAACGCTTTCCAAGTGCATCCAAACCATCGACTGTTATCTCAGTGATAGACACGTGCAACTTGCTCTTCTTGAAGGGCATGTGGCATACTGCCGATTCACTGAGACGTATGGTGAAGACCAGGAACATCGGTCTCCACCATGTCAGCGATGGCATATGGGGCGATGTATCCTTTACTGGTAGACTGACTACCCATCTCAAAGAGAGATGGTCATCAACCTTACACAGAAAGGAATATCTAATGGTTCAGCCAAAGGCTAAACACAAAAGATCTCGTCGCTTCGAAGGCGCCCACAACCTTCTTCAGTTCTTCACTGAAGATCCCGCTCTGAAGGTCCTTTCGGACTGGAAGAGTGGGCAAGTGGCGGTGGACGTCGCCGGCATTTGCCGGGTATGGGTTCCCTATGACTCTATCGTCGAACCTGGTGGTTTAATCACTACATATACTAAGGACCCTGAACTTGTTCGGAGTCACGATGATATGTATGGACTTGAGGTGGATGACTACATTGTCAATTACCTCGGCCACTGTGCCATCTCTGAAGCTATAACGCTTCATGAGATTGGTGAGATCAATATACCGATCTCAGTTCGACGGCAGCTCATGGCTTGCCTTGGCAAGACCGTGAGGTAGGG